TTCGAGCCCGACGCGAAAAACTGATTGCTGTTTTGCTGGATCGTGAGCCCTTGCGTCGCGGCGAGCCCGCACGCGTACAGCGGCGTCACGCCGACGAGCGGGTGAAAGAGCGGAACCATGAGATCGTGCATGATTTCCGTCGCGGGGACGACGATCTGATCGTCGCCGCCCGGGATCGGAATATCGCCCGCGAGGCCCGACAGCGGGTTGCGTCGCACTTGGTAGTACACCGACCCGTCGGGCGCGATCATCGGCCACACTTTCGTCGGGTCGAGCACGTACATCGCGGCGACCATCCCGCGGCCGTCGCGCTCTTTGAGCACGTACGTATTGCCGTACACGAGTTTGGACGTGATCCATTGCTCGATAAATTTCAGGGTCGTCTGGTAACGGTTCGGTTTCCGGAGCACGGGCGAGTACGCGGAATTGGTCGCTTCCTGCCACATACCCTCGTCGTCTTGCTCGACGAGCCGTAAGCGGAGTTTCGCGACGTCGGCCGCGATCAAGGTGACGCACGCGTACACGGCGAAGTACGAGAGCGCCCAATCGGGGCGAACTTCCATATTCTGTTGCCACGCGCCCGTATAAGGCTCGCGGACGACGGGCGGCCAGGGCCACGCGCTCGCGCCGCGGCCGACGGGCCGCAGATCGGACGGCGGCGCCGCTTTGCGCGCGAGAAATTCGTACCCAAACGCTTTGACGAGCATCCGGCCCCCGGGCGGGGCCGCGCGCGTGTCGAGTCCCGCGCGCGGCCCCGTGTCGACAGTCGATTACGCGCGCGAGTGCCCGCGGGCGACGTGCCCGACGGGCGCCGTCTCGTGCGAGTCGCCGCCCGCGTCGGCCATCCCGGGCCGCGCCGCGGGCGAATAGGCCGCCCCCGTCACGAGCGCGACGCCCTGATTTAGCGCGCGTTTCCAGTTGATAAACCGCTCGGCGCGGAGGCCGACCAGGTTGTTTTGCCAGAGCGAGACGAGCACCGTCGTTGCCGTCGGCGGCGCGTCGGGGGCGCTATCCATTTGCACGGACGCTTCCCGCGAGACGTCGATCGTCACGCCGCCGTCGTCGGCATACAGGATCGACGGCGGGTAGACGAGGATCACGTTTGATCCCGCCGCTTTCGACGTGACGACCTTGATCCCTTGCGCTTCGCCGCCCGTCACGGTGATCCCCGGGAAAACCGGATTCCCGAGCGAGTCGCGCCAGAACGCCATCGCGAGCGCGTTGGTTTCCGACAGGATCAGCGTCGCGCCCGCCAGCGGCACATTGTTCGCGGCGAATGCTTGCAAGAGCGCGAGCAGATCCTTGTACGGGTCATTGGCCGACGGGATCCCCGTGAGGCCATTCGTGATCGAGGCCGGGTGTACGTTTGCCAGGTACGCGACCGTGGGATCGATAAACTGCGTGTCGAGAAACGCCGCGATCCCCGCGATCATGTCGGTTTGCACGATCGCTTCGGCCGACGGCGTCGAAATCCGCACGAGCTCTTCGGTCAAGACGACGATCCCCGCCGCTTTCGAGATTTCGAGTTTCGCACTGGAAAACGCAAGCGACGTGACGGACTTGGCGAGCCCTTGGCCGACCCATCCGTACGATCCGCCAGCGGTTTGAATGGGCACGGACGCATTGAACGGGATTCGACGAAACCCGGGGATCTTCCCGAGCACCGTGGCCGGGCGCAAGAGTTCGATAAATTCGCTTGCGACGTTTTGCACGACCGCCAGCGGTCCCGCCCAGGCGGGATCGGTCGACGTGCCCGGATTCATCGGCGCCTTCAGGTACGTCACGACTTCCGGCGTTTCCTTTTCCCACCGTTTCGCGTACTCGATTGCTTCATAGCGGCCCCCGGTTGCGAGGATCGCCATTGCCGCGCGCGTGAACGCGGTCCCGGGCGGTAGGTTGCGCTTGATCGACACGATCGGCGTCGGGTTGGGCGTCGGCGTCGCGGGGACGCGCGTCGCGCTTGCCGCTTGGAGTCGTTCGAGCTCGCGGGCGCGGGCGAGATGTTCGTCGAGCCCTTTGACTTCGAGCGCGAGCCCGTCGTATTCCTCTTTTTTGTCGTCGGGCAACGTCGCATCCGTCGCCGTCGCCATGATCGCGGTCATCGCCGCGACTTTGGCGGCCCGCGAGTTTTCAAACTGCGTGACTTGCTCTTGTGCGGTCATACGAGATCCGTTCGAAAGGCCCGAAACGCCGGGTAGAGTTTTGGCCGACCGCGGCCAGGGCACGCCGTGGATCTGTTTCCACCAGCCGCAAAACGCTTTCGGATCGCTCGGGCCGTGCCCCTTCGCGTCCATCGCGGGCACGACGACGTCCATGCAATAGGTAAACGCGTGGCTGTACGTCCCGCCGCTCGCGGGCGGCGTCGCCCGGGCGCGCGCGTGCGCCGCGGCGGCGTGAATGTCGGGGCCCGCGTTCGCCCATAGGGCCGCGAAATCGTCGGTCGTCTCGACGCCGTCCGCTTTCGGCGTGAGATACGGCGCGTCGAGCGATTTGATCGCGTGGATCGTCGCGTGCATGTTCGCGGGGACGGTCACGAGCGACAATTCACAAATTTCTGATCGCAAGAATTGGCGCCCGCCGCCCTTCGTCGGGCGGATCGCCCCGGGCTCGGCGCGGTAGCCCACGGACACGCCCGTAATCAAGCCCGCCGTGAGCGTTTGCCACGCTTCGTCGACGCGATCGCGGAGGGCCCCGGGCTCGTCGATCGTCGGGATCGTCGCGTCGAACGTGATCCCGTCGGCCGTCGGCGGATGCAAGGTCGCCAGGCCGATCGGCCGCTCTTTGTCGTGATGCCAGAGTAACGGGATCGGGTTGGTGAAGGTCGCGCCGAGCGGGTCGAGCACGTCGCCCAGGCGATCGGGCGCGGGCGTCGTCGCGACGCCGGAAATGCGCCGCGGCGTCGACGCCGACGTGGCGATCGCTTTGACGTCGAGGATCGCGTACGCGCGAAACACGGCGCTTGCCAGTGTCGCGCGTGCGGGTTACGACTCGCGATTTTCTATTTTTCTATTGGCGGCGTCCCGTAATGCGCGGCGGATGATTTCGGGCACGGTCACGCGTTCGGCGCGAGCGTCGCGACAGACGCGATCGAACGCGCGGCCCGGGAGGGCGACCGTCACGGCGACGGATGGATCGGTCCGATCAAGCGGCGGGCGGCCCCGAGGGTTTGCCACGCGTCACCGTCCCAAAATGAGCATCTGATACCCGGGCGGCGGCGTCGCGCCATGCCGCTCGGCGGCGTCCAGGGCCATGATCAGCGCGTACCCGCCGTCGATCCGTTCCGTGGAGAGCTCTTTCGACGGTTTGATATTGCCCGCGGCGTCGGATTCGACCGACATGTTTCCGATATTCCAGCGGAGCACGGGATTTCCGTCGTGCCGGAGTCGCTTGGCGAGGATCGCGCTTTCGAGCGACTTGGACGGCGCCGAGAGCGTCGCGAACCCTTGGCGCGTTTTGACGCACACGAGCCCGTCTTGCTTTTCGAGCCGCGCGATCAGATCGGTTGCGTTCCAGGGGTCATACGCGACGACGGCCAAATCGAATTCCTGATCCCAGGCGGCGAGTAACTGGCGGACATAGTCGTAATCGATCGTCGGCCCGGGCGTCGCCGTGAGAAACGCGTCGCGCGCCCATTGGTCGTAGGGGACGCGGTCGCGCGCGACCCGTTGCGGGATCCGCTCGGCGGGCACGAAGAAATGCGCGAGCACGTCGAATCCGTCCGCGTCGGGAAACACGGCAACCGCGGCCGTTAGATCCGTGGTCGTCGACAGATCGAGCCCGACAAAACACCGTCGGCCGCGGAGGCTTGCGCGGTCGATCGGGACGCGACACGCATCCCAGGCCGCGAGCGCGATCCAGCGCGATGCTTGCTCCGTCCATTGGTTCAGATACAACCGACGAAACGTATTCTCTTGCGCGGGGATCGCTTGGGCGCGGGCACACGCGATCCGCATTTCGTCGAGCGATCGGAAATCCCCGAGCGCGGGATTCGCGCGCCGCCACACGCGCTCGTCGGTCCAATCGGCATCGGGCGGGGCTTCAAAAATCACGGGGAGAAACGCCGGATCGATCGTCGGCGTCGCCGCGACCGCTTTGGCGTGGCTGTAGAGTTCCCACAAGATCGAATGCCGATCGTACCCGGCCGTCGAAATCGCGACCGTGAGCGGTTGCGCGCGCGCGCCCGTCGAGCTCGTCAAGACGTCCCACAATTCCCGCGACGGCGCGGCGTGCAATTCGTCATACAGCACGCGCGACGCATTAAAGCCATGTTTCGAGTACGCTTCGGCCGAAATCGCGCGATAAAACGAGCCCGATCGACGGTGCACGATCCGCTTATGCGAGTCGAGGATTTCACATTCGGCCGAGAGCTCGCGATCGTTCCGGATCATTTGCGCGGCGACGTTGAACGCGAGCGCCGCTTGCTCTTTGTCGGCGGCGGCCGAGTAGACTTCGGCGCCGAGCTCGTCGTCGAACATGAGCCCGTCGATCGCGAGCGCGGCGATCAGTTCCGTCTTGCCGTTTTTGCGCGGCATCATCAACAGACACATGCGGTATCGCCGCTTGCCCGTCCGCGGGTCGACGGCGAAGAGCGGCCGGATGATTTTGCGTTCCTGCCAGGGGCGCAAGTTGAACGGCTCGCCGGCGCTCGGGCCCTTCGTGTGCGTGAGCCGGTTGATCATCGCGACTTTGCGCCCGGGGCCGTTCGGGATCGGTTTCACGACGGCGACGGCGCCCCGTCCGCGCGGTCGAGCCAATACGCATTGAACACGTCGCGGCGGCCGTCCGCGAATTCGACCCGCCAACAATTTCGCGCTTCGTGCTCGACGACCGTCGCGACTTGCCCGTCGCGCGCGAGCACGAAGCGGCGATCGCGCGAGCGGATGACGACGCGGAGGCCCGGAAAGACATCGGTCGGATTCACGTCAAGAGCCCCGCCCATTTCGACGGCGTCGCGGCGTCGGCGGGCGTCCCGATTTTCGCCGCGCGCGCGCGCCCGCTCGGCGTAAGCCCGAGCTCGGACCAAAGCCGATGGCAATGTGTAAGCGCGCGATCCGCGACGAGCAGATACGGGTTGGGGATCGGGACGGATTTTGTCGTCTCGATACACATGCCGAGCGCGATCACTTGCGCGTGTGCGGCGAGATAGCGCGACCATTGCTGACAGAGGGCGACGAGCGCGGATCGGTCGCTCGACGTGACGAGACGGGCCGCGCGGAGCATCGGCGCGACGCGCCGCCATTCGGCCGCCGCCGTCGGATCGTCCGCGAGCTCGGCGGGCGGCGTGTCGAACGACGGATCGGCGGGCGCGATCGGCGGCTCTTCGCGGATCGGCCGCTTGCCCGGGTTGCCGCGGAGCACCTTGAGCGCCGTCGGTTGCGGGCGGCGGCCCGAGTTCCAGTTACCCACGGCGGCGCGCCCCCGGGCGGCCCGAGTCGCGCCCTACCGCGCGCGCCCGGGCCGCCCGTTCAAGACTCGCGGCGAGTCGACGCGCCCCGCGGGCCCGCGCGTGCTCTTGCTCGCGCGCCCAGGCTGGATCGGGCGCGTCCCCGAGCACGCGAATTTCGAGCGCGCGGAGCAATTTGACGATCCCGGTTGTCATCCCCACGGCATCCCCGCGTCATCCCCTGATGACCGGCCGACGACCCGCCCGCGACCCGGGCGACATCACGCTTTCGGGTGGTTTTCAGCGATTTTCGTCCCGATTTTACGCGATTTCACCCGTTTTTCGCGAAAATGCGCGCGTGGT